ATCCTCTTCGGAGATGCCGTACCGGGCCGAGAGGTACTTGTAACGGGGCAACAAGCCGCTGAGGGCATCATCTCTCATCTGGGTCATGCGGGTCTCGGCGTCGGTGATATAGCTGTCGTCCCAGTTCACCGAGATGGGAGTGTCGGGGACGACTGTAGCCTTCTGCAAGTCTTTTGCAGCCCAGAGGATGGCCCGGATGATGGAGATCAGCGCACCCTCAATGGGTATCTGGTTTTTGTTGGCGCTGGCTACGAGATCCTGACGGCTGCCGTTGTACTCGGTTGCCGTGGTGACTTTGCCATTCTCGAAATCGTACCGGTGACAGCCCAGCCCGCACTTGAAGGAAAACAGGTTGAGCATATCCTGCACGGCCCGGTGATTCTGCTCCACGCGGAGGTCGGGGTTGTACTCGTGGTACTCGTTGGGCTGGTCGAGGCTGCTTTCCTTGCCGGGCAGATGCACAAACTGGCTCACAACATCGTCGTCCGGCGGGATGGAGTGCTCCACGCCCTTATCGTCCACCACCTTGCGGCAGATGTCGGCACTGTAGAATATTTTCTTGTGGCCGAGGCGGATGTCCTCGCGGTAGTTGTCAAAGGCAAGGTCCACGCCCTGCGCCTCTTCCAGCGCCTCGGCAAAGACGCTCATGCCCAGCCCACTGCCGCCATCGATGTTCTTGACAGCTCCCGGGCTGAACAGTGCAAACCAGGGCGGGGAGCCCTCTACCGTGACGCTTTCCACCGTGCCTTCCGGGGGCTTCTCGACCGGAGAAAACACCGGTGAGCCGGATGCGGAGTCAGTGACGCGGAACCATTCGTTGCGGATGGTGCGCTTCTTTTCGTTGCCGGTGTGAGTCTGTAAGTAAATGGCAGGCTTGCCGTCCATCAGACACTCGGAGACAAAGGCCGCTTCGGTCACGACGCTCCGCTCCACCCGCAGGGGGAGGATGCAGGGGGCCGGGTCGTAGTCCAGCTTGAGTCGGACGTCCGGGCTGGGGACTGCCTTGCCATTCACGACGGTCAAATTTTCGACGCTCAAAACAAAAGCGCCTGTGCCGGACCAGAATGCTTTCTCGACCAGCGCGTTGGCGTTCGTCCAGAAATGCAGGTCGCGGAGCAGACCGCCCACCTGCTGCTCATCGTCGCCCAGCAGATACCGGGCGGTGGCCGCGTCTGTGATCTGGAAGGTGGTGCGGTCATTCAGCAGCAGATTCGCCCAGTCCTCGCAGACCCGCTTAGGCATCCGCAGAGAGGCGATCAGGCGCTTTTTCGTGCCTTCCGCATACTCGGCTGTCCGGGTGTGAACGCCGGGAACGCTGCCCTTCCACCACTGCCGCCATGTCTCGATTTGGCTGTAATAATCAGCATCCAGTACCCATCCGCGCGTCTTATGCAGATGATCCAGAAAATCGGTGATGTTCATGTATTCGTCAACCTCTTGAAATCGCGCTCGATGGTGTACTCGTAGGCGTCCAGCGTGTCGATGTCGGTGCTGCCGTCGTCGAGGCGCTCATCTACGCCGGGATGCTTGCCGCTGTAAAGAGCGGTAGCAAGGGCATCCCGCAGGGTAGAAGCCTCGGGCATGAGCCAGAACCGCCCGCCACCCATCAGGATGCAGGTGAGGCGGATGCGGTCGGTGATCTTTATCTTAGCGCTGTTCTCCACCCGGTCGGCAAGCCAGCTCAGTTTGCAGCGGCGCAGGCGGGCGCGGATATGGTTTATCAGGGTCTGCTCAGCGCTGTCGCAGAAGATGTACTGGATCTCACCCCAGCGGGCAAAGACCGCGATGCAGAACTCGATGAGCTTGTCGGCCAGAAAGTCGGCATCCTGCGCCACCGGGTCGATGCGCTGGGACGCCAGCCCCACCACACCAGACCAGCCCGGCAGAATGGCGGTCGCCACGAAGGCGTGTTTTGAGCCATTGCCGCCAAAGTCCACGCCAATGCGGATTCGCCACGGGTGCAGCTGCTTCTCGGCGGGCCAGAAAAAACGCCCATCCCCGGCGGCGAGGCTGTCGGCCAACAGGCGGTAGATAACGCCGTTCGCGGCCATCCACTGCCCGAGGATGAAGCGGTTATAGTAGACGGTGCCGGTATACTCTTTTTTCAGGTCGGCCACGAACTGGGCCGGAAGCGTCGGGTTGTCGTCGATGGTGTAGGCCTGACAGTAGATGTCGGCATCGCTGTCGAGGAATTTCTTGAACCAGTGGGAAGGGCTTTCCGGGTTGCAGGTGCCGTCGAAATGACTGTGCGGACAGGACAGGCGGCTCTTGAGCATCTGGAAAACGCCTTCGTCCCAGGTGGTGATCTCGTCGCCGTAGGCGTACTCGAAGGCTGCGCCCTGGATGCGGGCAATGTGCTTTTTGTTGTCGGCACCGAGGACATAGACCTTGCGGCCGAAGAGCTGCACGATGTTTCCGGAGGCCGAGGTGCGGACGACGCCCACCAGCTCCGGCCCCCAGAGACCGCGCATAGGCTCCAGCACGTTGCGTTCCAGTGTGCCGAGGGTGTTGCCCAGCATGACCAGCAGGCCCTCGCCCCGGGCCGCGCAGATCCGCTTCGGGATGGTGACGGCGCAGTCAAGATAGGTCTTGCCGGAGCGGGTCGCCCCGGTCTTGACATTCCAACGGTGATTGCAGTTGCGCAGATATTCCTGCTGAAATTCAGTCAATGGCACTGTCCACGCCTCCCAGCAGCTCCTTCGCTTTTGCCAGTGCATCGGCGGCGGGGTCCTCCTGCACGGTATCCTCGCCCAGCATCTTGAGCAGCACCGACGCCGCCTGCGGGTCGCCGCGCTTGGCTCTCTCGGTGACGCCCATGACGACGGCCATCTGGTTATCGATGTCCTCCGGGTCGATGGCGTCCCGCAGCATGGCGTTCACCCGGCGGCGGTCAGTCTCGGGCAGGCTCAGGTAGTAGTCGGCGGCCTCCCGCATGGAGCGCTTGCGGCGGCGTGCCGCGCCCGAGGCGATGCCGCCTTGCTGTCCCAATGACCTGGCTTCGTCCTTGCTTCGCTGGTCCATTGGCACCAGATTTTTGTATCCATCTTCACGCGACACGTCACCACCTCTCCGGTGCAAAAGTAAAGCCGCCCGGGGTTTCCGAACGGCAGAAGCTGCATAAAAAATCCCCGCACATTTCTGTGCAGGGTGATTGACGCACATCCGGTGGGGTATCCTTGAACCCACTGCGGATTCCGGGGCCTCCGGTGGTGTGCCGGACTCTCACGGGGAGAAGGAGGGACTCCCATCCGGCACGCCAGCCCCAAGCGGTTTCGCAGGCCATGCGTCAGGCGGTTGCTGCGGCGGGGCGCAGCGTCATGGTGCCGCCCTTGGAATCGAACCAGCCGTGTCTGGTCACACGCGCCGCGCACCAAATTGCGCTCAGGCGGTATAATAGAAGCAGCCCGCACACCATGCGGTCAATCGTCAAGGAGGACATGGTGCGGAGGCTGCGTGTATCGGGTGGCCTTTCCGGCTCTGCCGATGGTATCATTTTACACCGGAAGAGAGTGAACGCACAATGAACGGATACTGCACAGTTTCAGAGTTTCAGGTGTTCAATGGCCCGGCGGCGCAGGGCGAAAATGCCACGGGAAGTGAAATTCATGTCTGCGGCTACCTGCTCCCATTTCAAGCAGTCAAGATAGTATTTGCGAAGAGCGCAGTATTCGGCGGAGTCCAGCTGCACAAGCACGGCATCGATCTCCGCAAACAAGGCATCAAGAACTGCCAGCTGCGCGTAGGTGCGGCGCTCAGCCTCTTCCTGACGCTCCACTGCCCGGGCGAGGCTCTGCCCATCCTTGCTGCCGCCCGGCGCAGCGCTGAGGTTCTGGGTGATGTGCCGGGTGGCTTCCTGCGCCTCTGCCAGCCGGTAGGAGAGCCGCTGATAGAGCCTTTCGGCTTCCCGATAGCGGAAGAGCCAGTTTATCTTTTCCTCGTAGGTCATGCCAGCTCCTCCATCTTGTGAAAATCGATTTTGTCAAGGCTGCTATGCTGCACGATGGAATTTGCGGTATGTACCACTCTGGTCATTTTCAAAAGCATTTCAGAACGGCATTCTGCCTCTTTTGAGACCTTGGACAAGATATTGTTGAGCGCAATGAGTTCCAGACCGCTCAGCTCTATCACTGCAGAGCCATCATCCTTCTTTGCATCATCGCGCTGATTCAATGATTGGATTCGCATTTGTTTACTCCTTCTGCATGAAACATATCGGTCTGAGCCGTGTATGCCTTGTAGCGTTCTTTCTGCAGGAGGAAATACTCCTGCGAAATTTCAAACCCAGTGAAGTACAAGCCGGCATCATAGGCGGCAATCCGACTGCTGCCGCTTCCAACATGAGTGTCAAGAATCATCTGTCCCGGCTTGGCATATTTCTGAAAAATCCAGCTATACAATGCTACCGGTTTCTGAGTCGGGTGGATGCGCTTTTCATTCAGGGTTTTGTTTCCCTGCATGATATGCCCTTCGGAAATGCTCTTGCCCTGCATCATGCCGTTCCACATATACCGGAACAGGCGGACAGAATCAAACAGGTCGGTTGCAGCAATTTCGCAGTCAGAAAACGAAGTCCCGCCGTTGCACTTGTCCCAAACGATTCTGCCGGGTGCAAAGTGATAGTCGAAGTAGTTGCAGCCCCATATGATGTAGTGCTTGCTCACACGAAGCAGCTCGTCGAAGTAATCTTTTCCGGGAACATCCCACTTCGGAGTGATAGGATAGTCACGGTGTACGCCAGTTTTACTGACACGTGAGCCATAATACCCTCGGCGTTCCGGCCCGCTGAAATATGGCGGATCTACCACAGCAAGGTCAAAAAGCTTATCAGGAAAAGCTTTCATTCCCTCCATGCAGTCCAGATTGAAGCAGATGCTTGGTTCTGATTTATGCGCTTCCATCATCACACTCAGATGCTCCTTTCTTTTTCAACGGTCGCCTCCGCCCAGCATTCTTGAGAAAATCGTTCCCGCTCGGCTCGGTACGGTCAACCCGGAGATTCCGTCCGCTGCTGATGGGGTGAAGCCTGCGGTACTCTTCCACAGACCTGCACCCCTGCGCCTCGGTCTCTTCCAGTGCTTTACGGATATACATCCAGCTGTAGGAACCGAGGTCGGCACACCTGCTGATGATGGCCAGCACCAGCTCTTCTCCCAGCCGGTCAGCATATCCGGTCAGTTGGGCTTTCCCTTGGGTGCTCAGCTTGCAGATACGCTGCTCGAACTCCATGACTACGGGGGATGTCGTCTTCGTCGGAGTCGGCTCGGGCGTCGCGTACGCAGACGACGACTGTCTTGTTTTCTTTGTTATCTTTGTTAAGTCTTGGTTAGGAGCTGGTTGATTACTGGTTGATTGCTTGGTTGAACCAATAATTTCAGCGTAATTATTTATCGTGATAACGCTATATCTTGGCCCTGCTTTGCTGGTTATGCAGTTGGTTGACTGCAAATGCATAAGTGCTGTCCGAACGGATTGTTCAGACATTCTGAGCTGTTTTGCCAGTTTTGCGCGGCTCGTGACTAGCTCACCGGGGTGGATGGTGATGCCCTGCCACTGCTTTTCCTGCCAGTTTGAGGTGAGCAGCAAGTGGATGAACAGCCGGGCAGTGTTGGGTTCCGAATACCATTCCCAGTCGGTCAGGCCGCGCGGGATGGCAACGAAGCCGCGAGAAGGGTCGATGCCCACGGACTGACCTCCTTTCGAGTGGAACGCCCGTATCGCCAGATAGCACAGCGGCAGCGGTCAGAAGGGGAGGTCGTCACTGTCATCAATGATGGAAAAGCCATCAGAATCGTGTGCTTCTGCGTCGGGGACAGCGACCGGCTGACCGTCGGGTGATTTGCGTTCGGCGCGATAGCTCTGGCTGGCAAAACTGGTCTGTTGGGCCTGCGGAGCACTCTGTGCGGCCTTTGCTTCCTGAACATGATTTGCTGTCTGTTGGTCAAAATCCTTCACGACAGCCCGCTCTGCGGCCTTACTGCCGCAGAAGCTCACGTTACTGGCGACGACCTCCACCTTGGTGCGATTGTTGCCGTTCTTGTCCTGATACGAGGTCGTCTGCAAGCTGCCTTCGATGGCGATCATGCTGCCCTTTTGGAAATACTTACAGACGAACTCGGCGGTCTGCCGCCACGCGGTGACGTCGATAAAATCGGCCTTGCGCTCTTCGCCCTGCCGGGTAAAGCTGCGGTCAACTGCGATGCGGAAGCTGCACACGTTGGTGCCGTTCTGGGTGGTCTTGAGCTCCGGGTCGTAGACCAGACGGCCCATCAGCGCAACAACATTAAGCATGGGCCGCACCCTCTTCCTCGGCGTCGCCAGCGCCTACCTCGTAGTCGATGTTGGCGCCCATCAGGACCTCCGGACACTCGGCGCGGGCAAAGTAAGCGGCGGCGCGGTACTTGAGCATCATTTCGGTCATTTTGGGCCAGTAGCTGCCATTCTTGTTCCACCACCCGGCATCCTTTGCCATCTTGACCGTGACTTTCGGACCTTCGACCTTTTCGCCGGTGAGCTTGTCCACGCCGATCAGGCGGCAGCCCCAGTTGTCGGTGCCTTCTTCGCCCTCCATGCGGTAGCGGGTGCGGCCTGCAAACTGGCCGCTGTTGTCGATGAGGGCCTTGCAGCTCTTGCCGCTCCATGTGGGCATACCATGGACGACGTAAAGGTTCTGCATGACGAAGAGGTGAGAAACGCCCATGCGAAGGGCCATCTCGCAGGCGATGGCACACGCGCCGGGATTGCCAGTGTAGGTCTGAGGCAGAAAACCTTCGGGCAGCTGTGCCATCGCGGCGGCTTTGGACTTTGCAAGCATCCAGTTGCGCTCGTCAATGGTCAGGCCCTGCACCTTCTCGGCGTAGCTCTGACGGGCAGGGGTGGCAGGTGCAGCAGGTGCGGGCATCTCTGCGGGCGGGGTGACATGTTGGTCAAGCATCTCGATAGGGGTCTGGTTCATTTTCTCAGGCATGGTGAATATCCTCCTCGGTAAATTTAATATCGATGATATTTGCATAACGCTTGATGGCGTCAAGCTCGGATTTGGTGCAACGGAAGACGAGCTTCCGGTCCCGGGGTTCTTCCTGGCAAGTGAAACGGGCAAAGAAATCGTCATCGTACTCGTCCAGTGTGTAACCATCGCCGTAGCCAACGCCCGGCTGCACAAGGCTGACAGTGTAGGGGTTCTGCGCTGGGCCTTTGTAGTTGTCCGGCATCCCACGAATGACGGCCTCCCGTAGCATGGTGCGGTACTCGGTCATGTAACAAAAATCTATGGATTCATACGGCTCAGGCATGATTTCTTCGCCAGCAGCGGCATGAACGATGTCGATGAGGCACATGAGCTCACCGACCCGGCGATAAATCGAGTCGATTGTGCGGCGGGTCTCCTGACTGCCCAGCTGATGGCTGCGGGCGAAGCCGGTGAACAGAGCCACAGCATAGTTGACGTCGCTGGTGAGCTTGTTGCCGGTACTGATGAGCCGGAACAGCACATTGTCGTTCCCGACGTACTGGAAAATGCCCTCGGCCTTGTTTGACAGGTCTTTGATTCGCGCTCTGCGGGCTAACGGATTACTCATCTTCCTCACCTCCGTCATATTCCGGCGGTTGACGGCAGAGCCGTGCAGCTTCCTCACGGATGCTGTTCAATGTTTCACATAAGCTGGCAAAGGTCGTTTCCAAGTCTTCGCCGACCAGGCGGGAGTAACTGCCCTTGCCGGTGTCCCATGCGCGGCGGCAGAAGAAGGCAATATTGTTTGCATTCTCGAAATCAGATTGTGCAGCGTCGCTGATTTTGGAGTTGAGAGCTGCTATCTGCTTTTTCATGTCTGCGTTGTCCTTGGCGAGTTCGGCGTTCCGGGCATCTGCAAGGCCCCATGCCTTTTCTGCAGCGCGGCGGTCAACTTCTTCTTCATCGACGATGCCTACGATGGGCTGGTGCTTCAGGGCCTCTTCGGCATTGCGGACGCGCTCTTTCAGCTGGGCGTTCTGCTCTTTCAGGCCGCTGATGTCGGCAAGAGCGGATTCATAGCGGCTTTCTGCTTCCTCCCGCTTTTCCGCGTCCTTAGAGGTCTGGGCTTCGGCGCTTTTCACCAGCTCCTTGAAATAGGCATTTTCCTTGCGAGCGTTCTGAGCGGACTTCTCGGCGGTGTCGGCACGGTCTTTCTCGGCCTTGAGTTGGGCCAGCAGCTCCTGCACCCGCTGGTTGTCTCCGGCGGCTTCGACCAGCTGCCCAGCGCAGCCGCTGCGGGCGATGAGGTTCAAATCTTTGCGGGTCAACTCGGGCAGCTGTTTTAATTCCGCAACAGTTGCGGAATTAAAAGCGTCACCGTTTTTGACCATCGTGCGGGCGCTGCCTTCGCTGAGTCCCTTGCTCTCATACCACTTTGTCCATGTACCGCCGCCATACCGGCCCGCCTTGGCAGTCAGAGCGTGGATCCGGGCGAGGTAGATGCAGGAAATTAGGTATTCGTCCTGCGCCGCGCCGTAATGCAAATCAAACTGCTGGTCGGCGTCTGCGGCCTGCCCGGACAGCTCCCCCAGAGCGGAAAAGTCAAAGGTGGGGGCGGCGGGGATATTGCCGAACGGTTCGGCAACATCCTCAGAGTGAGCGGGAGTCAAATGCTTTTCGCCTTCGGTCTGGTAGCTGTTGCACTCCTGCACGGGGTGGCCGCAGCTGCGGCAGTTTCCGAAGCATTCTTCTTTGCACCCGCCACAGGTGCAGGTAGAGCAGATACAGGCAGCAGGAGCATCCGAGGAAGATTCCTCCTCCACCGGGTCTACCGGTGCGTTCTTACAGGGCTTGGCGTCCCTGAGGGCGGCAGTCATTTCCAAGCTGATCTCGTACTCATCCAGCAGAGCGAACTCCGCGCCATCGGAGAAGAATACCTCCGGCGTCAGTGTCTTGAGCGCGGCCTTGGCACGCTCGAACTTCTGGGCCATCAGGTGGCTCTCCTTCCAGATGCTCCGCCCCTCGTCCCAGCGCCAGAATCGCCCGTAGTGGTAGGCGTAGATCATCTCGTTGGCGAGTTTTCTACAAATAATGTCCACTTGCTAAAACCTCCAAAGTGTGTTATTCTTCGGGGTGATGGGCTAGGAAAACCATCATCCCTTTGCAGGCTCGCCGGTGTTCCAGCACCGACGGGCTTTTTGTTTACTCGTCATGTGCTTCACTCCAGCACAAGGCTCTTGACATACGGCAGCCAGTCACGCCAGCATGGCTTGGAAAGACTGCGGTTGACAGCGTAGTAATAGGCTGCATTGCTAATTTTGGAAGAGCCTTTCAACCGCTGCTCTTTGACCATGTGGTTCACCTGATTGCGGGACAGGCCCATGCCCATCAGGAGCTTTTTCATGCGCTTGGTCTTCATGCGTCCCTCCGGTTCTGCCGGTACTCCGGCTCTTCGGG